CTCAAAGTAGGCTTTGTTAAACCCACGTTCCCACTCCCTGTGCTGCATTGTATCATCAGGGAATGGATTAACGACACGCCCCTGCCGAAAATCCTTGTAGCCTTTCTCGTGTTGAAATTTTAACGGTGCATCATATTTGCCAAGGCCACGTTGTTTGCGAGTTAGTTGTTTGTTCATATGCATTCTCCTTATGCTACGTTGATTAGTTCTGCTTCAGTGTATGGTATGTGATAGAACAGTTCACCCTTCAGGATGTTACGTCCATATGCCTCACGTAGACGATCCTTTGTAAGGCTTGTATCCTTGATACGCCAAGCTTGCTTCATATCTTTACGGAAGATGTAGAAGTTAAGCACTCCATTCTCCCCCTCATATTTTTCAAGCAATCTCCCTTTACGTTCAGGAATACGAATGTCCTTCCAATCGGTAGGCCAATCACCTTTCCATGCAAGTTTTACTTCAGCTTCATTAAAGTATGTATAATCTTTTTTCGTTGATACAATATCCACATTATAATTCTCCTTCATGTCTGTTATCTCATGCCCTGCCCCTGTTAGATACTCTGCAAGTTTTTCTTTTGCAGGTGCATCATATGCTTCGTATAGTGCACGGCTAAATTGTTTACGTGTTCCCATTGTCGGCCCTCCACATTAGTTCAAATAAAAGTTTTTGTTGTTCGTACTCTGACATTATACACCAATCACGTATCTCGTCAATAGTCCTTTTGCACCCCACGCAAAAGCCATCGTTATCTATACGACAGACCTTTACGCAGGGTGATGGAATAGTACCTAGCTGCTTACGGTTTCTACTCACACTGACGTAAGCCAGTAGCAGGATCAAAGTAACAAGCACCACCTTCATCTACATAGTCTTGTGTTTCCTCTACCTGTGGCTCCTCTACAATGTCCTCAGAGCTAGATGCATTCAGGATACCGTACCGCTTACCTGCTGCACGGAATGTTGTACACCCCGATGCACCACCATCGTATGCATCCATGTACACCTGCTTGAACTCTTCCCATGTTACATCGTCACCTGTGTTACATGTCTTTGAACATGCTGAGTCAACATAACGTGATGCTACATTCAACACCTTGACATGATCAAACACAGACAGTTCATCTGCAGTCTTACCTTTCACACCAAACACACGATAGCCGTAGTCTTCTACTCGTTCAACCTTGGGTCCATCAAAGGTTTGGATAGTTCTATCGTAGTAATGTGAGAAGACGGGTTCAATTCCAGAGGATACGTTGTCGGCTGACAGACTGATAGTTCCTGTTGGAGCAACAGAAAGCAGATGGCTATTACGAATACCGTGAGTGCTAATAAGATCACGGATATTAGTAGGCAAAGACTTAGCAAAGTCAGAACCAAGGTATGCTTGACTAAAGAGAGGAAACGGACCTTTTTCAATAGCAAGTTCAACTGACGTAGTATACGCAACATCTCTAATCACTCCCATAATTTCTTCTAGTGTTTGTAGGAAACGATCACTGCCATACTCAAACCCTAATGCCTCAATAGCATTGGCTACACCTGTAACACCAAGACCCATGCGGCGTTTGCTAATTGCCTCTGCTTTTTGCTCTACCAGTGGATAGGTTGCACGATCTACAACGTTATCCATTGCACGTACCACATGAGGAATGTCATTACGTAGTTGGTTCATGTTGAATACGTACTTACCGTCATGTTCTAGTACATACTTTGTAAGATTAAATGAACCTAGTAGACATGCACCGTTAGGTGGTAGTGGTTGCTCACCACATGGATTTGTAGCTGCAATAGTTTCTACATAGTGTAGATTATTTTTCTTATTGATACGATCAATGAATAGAATCCCAGGTTCTGCCCAATCCCATGTACTGCGTAGTATCTGATCCCATAGTGCACGAGCACTAACAGTTTTGTACACACGTCCATCAAACTTTAGGTCAAAGTCTTTATCCTCTTTTACCGCAGTCATGAACTCATCCGTCACACCTACAGAGATGTTGAACTGTGTCAGTGTATCGCTGTTGTTCTTAGCTGTAATAAACTCTTCAATGTCTGGGTGATCAACACGTAGCACACCCATCTGTGCACCACGACGATGCCCTGCAGATGCAATGGTACGACATACCGCATCAAAGATACCCATGAACGACACAGGACCAGATGATTTACTGTCTAGTGACTTGATCAGTGTACCACGTGGACGTAGTGTACTGAAGTCATAGCCAATGCCACCGCCAAGGCGCATTGTCTCTGCTGCACGACGAGCAGCTTCCATGATACCGTCCATGCTATCTTCAATTGTCATTGACACAAAGCAGTTGTACGGTGTTACACGACGAGGTGCGCCCATTGCTGACTGCACACGTCCTGCAGGTAGAAAGCGTTGTTCATACAGGATTGTACGGAAGTTATTAAAATGTGTTTCATTATCTTTTAGTGCTTCAGCTACACGTGTCATTGCTTCTTTGAATGACTCGCCTTTGCTGCGATATTTCATTGCGTGAATCTCTTCTGAGATTGCTAGTGTTGGTCCATAAGTTTCCATAAGCATTACTCCGTTATTATTTTTATTGCTTTAATTGACATACCATCAATGTCATAAATAAATTCCTGCAGACATTGGTCAATTTCTTCATCAACTTCTCCGTCTACAGGAACTGGGTATTCATCTTCATCTATGTTCAGGGTTAAGAATACTTTAACTATCATCTACATCCTCAATAAGTTTGGTCAAATACCACTGTGCCTTCTTTAGGTCTTCTGCGCCATTCTTATATCGGTATCGCCATAGGTATTTCATTATATTACCTTGTAAATAATATTGATACCCATCACCAGTGGCGGCACGAATGGCATCAATGCATTCAATACCTGCCTGATTATAGTGTTTAGGACTATTTACAGGGTCATCAAAAGATACTGTAATTGTTTCTGCCATTCGTTTCTCCTTTCTAAAAGTTTACTTTTACTACGTTACCGTCACGTTCTTCTACTAACGGTTTCTCTTCTGCCATTCCATCAGCATCAATCTGATCAACTAACTTGAACAGCTTACGCCTTACATCATGATCCTGTTCCATTAAAGGTATAGCAGCAATCAACATGTCAGTCAACACTTTCAGATGTGCAAAGTCATCTTCTTTCATTGTGTTGTCATCTGTTGTCAGCATACCTACTGTAAGGTCACCTGTCCAATCTCCACTGTCATCCACTTCTGGTGAGATACGGATAACGAAATCGTTAGGGTTAAAGTTTATTAGTGAATTTAGCATATGTTTAGCTCCTTTTTATTTTGTCATAAGGAAATACTACTAAGTCTGGATGATTGTCAACTCCATTTTCTTTCAACCATTCTTCTGGAATAACCCTATCTGCGTATAAGAATTTATTTCTTTCACACCATGTGGCGTATGTTGTCTTTGCCCCTTTGCTCAACTTACGTTTACTGTTTTCAAATACAAATCGTATGTCAAGATCAGGATGCTGCTTCTTTACTGCTACGTGTTTGCGTCTATCATCTGATGTGAACCTTCCTTTCACTTCTACGATGATACCATTTGCAAGTATAAAGTCGGGGGTATAGGTGCGGTACATCAAGTCTTCCCATTCTATTTTAATGGCTTCGTACTTGAACTTTACTTTCTTCTCCTTCAAGTAGTCTTTGACTTTGATCTCTAGACCACTCCTATACCCATGCTTTAACGCAGCCTTGAACTGCTTACCGTTCATTAGATAAACGGATGCCAGTTCACACGGCGTACACCTAATGCCTTGAGTTCTTCACTCAATAGCTGATCTGCTTCCTTACGTGCTTCCATTGCTGCACGTAAACCTGCATATCGTTTCTCACTGAGTTCACGTTTACGTTCACGCAGTTGTTCTTCAAGCATTTTGATTTCATCTTGAAGTTCTTTAATTTCATCATCACCTAACATAATCAATCCTCTATGTATGCCACCGTCTTGGGGTCTTTTGCTTTACTCATACGTGATGGTTCTTCAACCATCGTAGGCCAACACTCGTATCTGAAATCACAGAAACGACAGTTGTCATTTAGTACCTTATTACCTGTGGGTTTACCACGAAAGAACTCAGGCACTGGACTGAAGCAACGTTTGAACTCGTTGTTGTTCACCGTTTCAACAGTTGTCTTGATTTTATCAAGTTCTTTATCAAGGTCAAGTCCATCAGCAGGTACATATTTAAAGTCACCGTTGCCTTTGTTCACGACCCACCATCCACCTACACGTTTGCCAGATGCTTTGGCATAACCTGCAAGCTGCCCTACGTATCCGAAGCCATCACCCTTAGCTAGTGTGCCAAAGGAATCAAACTTGTTCTGGTAGGACCACGGTGATGCTGACTTCACGTCATCAACAGCACCGTCTAGTACAAGATCATAAGAGCCAGAAACCCTAGTACCATTAGTATCTCCCACTTCAAGGCTAACTTTATCAGTGTCTTCAAACTCCACACTAGCAGCTTTAAGCAGACCTTTAAAAACAGCCTCAACAATATCTCCTATCATCATGTTCATTACAAATGTGCTCGGCTTTGGTAGAGCCTTATCGGGATGGTTCTTTTGAAACCACAGTTGACAAGTAGGACGCCCAATGTTGGACATCCTAAGTGTAAACTCATCCCGTGACTTACCACTGCCGAACTGACGAAGTACTGCATCAGCAACCTCTGCACCAATATCTTTAGCTTGTTTCTCAGTGAACGTGCTCTTTCCATTGGCAGCATCAGTCATGAACTGGTGCAGCTTTAGTTCAGCAGGGTGGTTCATTACACGAAATCCTCTGCGTCAATATCCACGAATGACTCAACAGTATCTGTATCTGTGTCATCATTCTTGTACGCATTGTCATCCCAAGCACCCTTGATGTACTGGTTGTAATTCTCCACCCATGCTAGGAAGTTGGCGAATGTTTCCTGCTCTGCGTCTGACACATCAAGTGTCTCGTTCAGATCAAGAGCCAACGTAGGCAGGTAGAACTTACTACCGTTAGGCAATGAACGTTCTTCAGTTGCAGCTTTGATGTTGTGCTGCACTGGCAAACGGCGCATCTTACCTAGCTTATTGAACAGTGTTCCCGCAGTTTTAAATGCATCACGGTTTTCAATCTCCCAGATGAATGCCTGTGGCTCAAGGTCAACTGGGTTACCCTGTGCATCTGTAACGTCATGCAGTTCTACTGTACCAAACATGACACGAACACGTTTGATCTGACGGATCAACTCTTGTGTTTTCTCAGGCAATGCTGCAAAGTCTTCAATGTAACCTGCAGGTTTACCACAGTTGAAGCCACCGTCATTGTCCTTCATGTCATTATTCAGATCATTAGCCATCAGAGTTTTGACATAACGGTTAGGTGTTGTGTCGTTACCCTTGATGAAACGCTTGTACATGAAGCGTTGTAGGTATGGGCGAATAGTCGCAGTGGATGCATAGTAAGTTGGCCCATCAGGGATTTCCAATTTGTATGTACCACCTGATACGACTTCCATCTTTACCTTCTTGCCATTCACTGTTTCCTCACCCATGATAGCTGAGTGATTGATACGTAAACGTGCAAGTGTACTTGCCTGTGACTTCTGATTGTTGTCAACAGACATGCCCATTGCTTCAGCCATTGCGTTGAAGTTACTAGTGTTAATTGTTGCTACTTGATTCATATATAATCTCCTTTTCTGTTTGCGAGTCTATAGTTATATCACGACACATCTTTTGTGTCAAGCCAATTTGGACCAATCTTTGCTTCCAATAAAAGGGGTACATTGAAATCCAGTTTCCACTTCTTATTGACGATAGCAAGCAGTCGGTCATTGGCTGCATGAATAATCCGTAATACTTTATCCTTCTCGTTGGGATGCACATCAATCACGATGGAGTCGTGTACGGTATTGACGATGCATGATTGCATTTGGTTAGCCCCTAATAACTTGTCAATGTATATCAGGGATATAGGTACAATGTCAGCAGTGGCAAACGATTGTACAGGAAAGTTTTTAATCTGTGTGAAAAATGTCACAGTACCATTTGCACGGCGAGTAACATCAGGGAAAGAGAACTCACGACCAGATGGTGTTTTGATCTTACCCGTAGCTAGTGCCTCACGTGCTAGGTCTTTGTGCCACTTGCCAATGCCAGAGTATTTCTTAGTAAACTGCTCGTAGTACGCAGCCTCTGCAGGTGTACGACCAAATCCACTGGCACCATATAACGGAGCAAATGTATGTGCCTTGGCCTCTTGGCGTGACATGTTCTGTCCTGCATCAGTAATGACCTGTGCAGTGTATGAGTGTACATCAAAGCCTGTGGTCACCTCATCAATGGCGGTCTTGTCCTGTGATAGGAACGCAGCCACACGAAACTCTAACTGTGCAAAGTCGGCTTCCATGATCTCACCGCCATCCCAACGTGACTTGAACACACGTTTCACAGGGAACGTACCACCACGTGGCATGTTCTGCATGTTAGGATCGGCACCAGACAAACGTCCAGTAGCAGTGCGGTGTTGAAGTAACCTGACGTGCAGCTTACCATCTTGTTTTACATGAGTTGATATACCTTCCACAAAGCTTGAGAGATATGTGTCAACGGCAGACAAACGGCGTACTCGTTGTAAGAACAGCACTGCGTCTTGCATGCCACGTTCTCTAGCGACACCTTCAAGGTATTCAAGCTTATCTTTACTTGTTGCGAAACCGTTGGCTGAAGCCCATTTTGAAGTTGGAGCATTGAACTTTAACCCCGCAACTGTGCTACGTATATCCATGAAAATATATCCTGTAGCATTACATGTTGTACATTTGTTTGGTCTTGCATATCGTGTACCATCCTTTCTTGTTTTGTATGTGTGTCCTGTGCCATTGCAAGTACTGCACTGTTTAGCCTTTTGTTTGTACAACATCACACTGTTCTGACGTACCGTGCTACGATACTCTGTGTCAGACATACGAAAGTCATCAAACAAATCTGCCCACACTTTCTTGTCCTTGGGTTTCTTGCTGTAGATAACCCATGATAATTGCTCTGGACTATTCAAGTTGATTGGACGATCACCCATCAGATCACGTACCTGTTCGTTAAGGTCAGCAACCAACTGGTCACGTTCCTGTTCAAACTCTTTACGCACATCCTCAAGTGCTTCCATATCAACAGTAAAGCCACGCTGATATATCTTGGCAAGGTGTACAGCCAACTGATTGGTCAGCGTGATTGTTCCTGCCAGTGAACTGCATTCCTCGTATGATGTCTGCAAACGAAGGTACAGTTGCTGCGTAGCATGTAAGTCGTGGGAGAGGTACTCTGACAACTCTGAATGTGGAATGTCACGTACAGAGTAACCCTGCTTGAAGTACTCCTTCAGGGTGTCCTGCTTCTTTGTGTCAAGGTTGTACCGTTCAGCACAAGCCTCAAGAGACAGGGGTTCCTTCTGCCCACGTTGCAGCACATACTCACCTAACATGGTATCAAAGATTGCACCTTCATAGGTGAACCCAGACTCCCACAACCATATCAAGTCGTGTGCTGCGTTGTGCATAATTAGAAGGGCGGTTTCATCCAATGCTTTCTGGACAATGTACCGCCCCTCTGGTGTGGGTTGATGCTCAGAGTGATCAAAAGTAATAATGCTTTCGTTTCCAAGATCATCTAGCATACCCACTTGTACTAAGGTATTCTCAGGTTCAAACGGATCAAGGTGTAGCTTGCCGTTGCGTTTCACCACAGTGTTTTCTACGTCAAGAGTGAGGTGTTTCATTTAGTCAATGTCTCCTTCGTGCCAATAATCCCAATCATCAAATACCTCATTGCCATACAGCTTGTCAAGATTATTGTTGAACTCTTTATCATTGGCATAGTTTTTTATTGCTTCCAGTGCCTCTGCCAGTGTCAAGTTCTGGCGTTGCATCTCTGCAACTAGGGATATGGCATCACTTTCATCTCTGTTCATGTTATGTAACTCCTTTTCTCTAGCACGATTTCTTTCTTCACGTGTCATTGGACGTATTTTCGTCATCGTTTACTCCAAACTCGTACTCTGTTAGTTCATCTTTCTCGTACTTAATATGATCCTCAATAAAGTCATACACTAACTGCATGTCCATGTTTGCTGCGGCACAATAAAGTACCAACTTCAGACCTTCCTCTGCCAATAGTCCACGACAATGTGCATCCATGTGAAACTGATACGTTGCACTGCCATCCTCGTGTTCCTCTACTTGTTCTACACCTAGTATTCCTGCATCTTTATCCATCATTCTTCCTCTAAACAAAATCCACAAAAGTCACCCTTTGCTGGGTTACCACATGAT